TGCCACTCCCGATGTACATCTGCCGAGGCACAAACCGCACCGCTGCTTTCTCTTGATCCTCGCCTGCGGCAATCAGCCAAGCCTCGTCGTACTGGGCCTTGAGGATTTCCAAACGTTGGATGCCATCAGGAATCTTCAGCGCGATGTAGTACGCCAAACCTGCCACGAGGCAGGGCAGGAAGCGGAACGGCACGTCCATCGTCTTGATGCCACCACCGGCGTCTTGCGTGCGGCGCATGCGCCAGTAGACAAACTGATACGTCTGGCCAGGATTAGGCGTTGGCCAAACCGTGATGGACTGCTTCTGAGACAAATAAATGGGGGCGCTGGCTGCGTGGCTTGCCGCTGTAGTTCCGTCTTGGCCACGGCAACAGTTGAGAAGGTAGGCAGGGTTGCCGTTGGCAGCAGCCTGATACTCGTTATAGAAGATCAACTCCGTGCCAATGCGCACAAAGCCTGCGTTGGGAATGTTGTTGACCGACGATACCGGGATCGACGTGTCTGTGCTGTTGCATCCCGGAGCCGCCACCGTGATGCTCATCAGGTTTTCTTGCGCCGTCAGGCGTTGGATGTACACCTGAATCGGTCGGCCTGTGATCAGTTTGTTGGGAATGGTGGCGTAGGTGCTGACGCTGATCCGGGTGATGGTCAGGTCGGCCTGATTGGTGGGGACGTTGGCGTTGGTGCGGATGACGTGATCCAACAGGTCTACCGTGTCGTCCGGTAGCGCATATGTCGGTTGTCCCGCAGCCAAGGTGATAACGCGCTGCTCAAACGTCCACATGTTGACGCCGCGATTACCCCAATCAGCAAACAGCAAGTTAAGGCTACGACGAGCGGTTCGCAGGTCGTATCCGGTTCTGAGTTCCCCACCCGCACGCTCAAACGCCTCCTCGACGATCTCATTGAGATCGAGGTCAAAACTGGATACGCCAGAAGTAGTCATCTGAATCTCGCGGTCTTCTTAGCGATGGCCTTTGGTTGGGCTACGAACTGCTTGCCGGAGGCTTTGCCTGCTCGTTTTGCTCGGGTTGAGGCGGCGTACTCTTGGGGGGAAAGAGCTTTGATCGCATCTTCTGGAAGGTATCGCTCACCAGTTTTACTAGACGGTTTACCACTTTTGGTCCTCCACTTCTGGTCAGTCCAGTCCTTCAGCGACTGCTGAGGCTTCTTCATTTGCCCAACTTCTTCAAAGTTTGAGCAAACCGTGCCCGCTGACCCAACTTACCCGGAGCCTTAGCAGCCTTGGCAAGCGTCTTAGCGGGAATGGTTTTGCCTTCCTTAATGCCAAGCGACTTGCGCAAAGCACCGGGCTTTTTGATGGCTTCTTGGATGAACTTACCGCCCTTGGCCATGCCCCCCTTTTTCGCGGCTTCAACACCACGACCCTTGAGGATGTCAGCTTGGGTAACCTTGCCGTCGCCGGTCAAATCGGGAAATTTACTAGCCACGGTAACCTCCACCTTTAGCCTTGTACTGCTTGGCCAGAAGCTGCGCCTTGCGGGCGCTCCACTGGCCTGCCGCCGTGCCCTGCGTAGCCTGTCCCTTGATCTTCTCAAAGAGCGACTTTCGCATACCGGGTTTGGTGTAGTTGCCCGCTTCGTTGACCTTAGACTTGGTGGTCCCGCCTTCGGCGTACATGTCAACGTCGTTCGGGTCATCCTTGCGTCGGATGACCTTCTTCTTGGGCATCTTGGAGGGAGCAATAGCCCCCATCCCCCGGCTAGGCATCATGGTTACACCATCTTTCCACGGGTCTTGCCGCGCATGGCACAGCCGTCTGCACGAGACGAAGCAGTACCACCCTTGGCCTTGGGGATCGGGTCAGATGCCATCTTCATATCGCGCTCCAACTTCCGACGTTCTGCCGGAGTCAGTTTGCCCGTTCTGTCGATGTTCATCTTTCCAAGACGCTGCGCTGGAGTAAGCGGCTTCGGAGCAGACTTCATGTCTTCCGTATTGGCAGGAACCTCCATGCCTTCGCGGAAGACACCACCGCCATCGTTGTAGCGGCGCTTCATGTCAGCAGGTCTTTCCGCCGCGCTTCATGCCCAGGGGCTTCGATGCGGCCATCTTGACCATCGTGCCCTTGGTTTTGCCCTTGGTGGCCACGCCATCGCGGCTCGGAGCAGCGGTCTTGACAGTGCCCATCTTGGCCTTGGTGATGCCAGTACCGGCGCTGCCACCCATAGCCATTTTCTTCATGCCCTTCATTTCGGACTCCTCATGTTTGATCATTGACTTAGGAGCACCGGCCTTTTTCATAAAGCCAATCTCCTTCTTAACCATTGCCTTGGACTCTTTCACGTCGCCACCTTTTGCAAGAATTGCCGACTTACCGTGATTGGTCTTCGGCTTGTTGATGGACTGGATGTCTGCTCGACTTCCAGAACCAAACTTACGGCCTTTGTCGGCCTTCATGAACTCTGCGCCAACAGACTGCGGAATGCCCATTCGCTTGGCAGCGGCGGGGTCGTTAGCCACCATCGCCATCAAGTTGTGTTGAGCCTTACTCTTGCTTGGCATCTCAACAGTTCCACGCCCTCAAGGATTTATTAATCCTCGAATTCGGATCTTTTGCGGTTTTTTCGCTCGTCAACTTCTTTTTCATCCCTTTCATACGGGCGCAAAAAGAGTCGCGGCGTGGCCCGCCCTCCGGCTGAGGTGCCTTCAGCCCTGGCTTCCCTGGATTCGCGGCGTTGTAGGAGGCTCGCCCCTTGGCGTTCAAGCCGCCCTTGGGGTTCTTTCCTTCCTTGCGCTGCCATGCCGGGGTCTTAGCCATAAAAGATCGTCGTGGTGACGTTGCTGACCAAGCCAACGTAGATACCGTTCTCGGCCAGGATGCCCTCACCGGGAATGATCACGTTGAACGCTGTTGGGTTGTACGAGTCGGCCTCCAACAAGAGATCGGCGTACATGGTGACTGCGGGGCTTCCAGTGATGGTGCCCGACGCAGCATCCGTAACCGTAAACGTGTTGGCGTTGGATACCGTCACAGAGTACACGTTGGTCGTCGCCGTGCCGCCAGTGCCTGCCGAGAAGGACAGCCACACGCGGTCGCCAGTAGCGAGTCCGTGCGCAGTGATGGTCACCGTGACTGTATTGGTCGAACGACCGTACGTGCCGGTCTGAGCCAGATTGTTGGCGTACACCGTGTTGCGCGTGGCAGCACTGGCATTGGCCGAAACAATCGCACCCTTGAGACGCGTACGGTAGGTGACCGCTACACCAGACGCACCCATGTGCGCTGATTTAACGTCGTATTGCATCGCCATCTTTTTGCTCCGGTTCTGGTGCGTCTAACCTGTCTAATAGCATCCTGTAGGCTTGAATCGTGGCTTGAGCCTGGATTTGGAAGGTCACTGCCTTCTGCATCTCACGCTCAAGCTCAGCGACTTCAGCCTCCAAGAATTCCTTGGTTATCTGCATCAGGGCGTGAAGGTAGCAAAAGCAGGAACGTAATAGGGCGTGCCGCCAATGGTCACCTTGATGACCTTAGAAGGCGATGCAGCCACCGCACTGGCAGTAGGCGCAACCGTAGCCGCAGGGCCAGTCTCGATGTTGATCAGGTTCTGAACTTCACCGGTCTGAGAGCCGCTGTCGGTCACACGGATAAACGAAGATGCAGCGCCCAACGTGACGTTAACGCCATAGTCGGTATCCAGTTGCAGAACAGCCAACGTGCCGCCAGGAGTGGTAGCCGTGCCACCCAACGTGGCGCGGATGGCGTTGGCCGCACCAGAGATGGTGCCCGTGGTGTTGATCGACGTGCTGATGTGAGCGCCGTTGATCGTGCCGCCCGTTGCCGCACCTGCACCAGTAACGACGGAGAACGCACGCAGCGTCTCGCCGGAGCCGGTCGAGGTAAATGCCAGACGGTTGTACGACAGGCGGGTGTCGCCCGTCGTAGCCGAAGTGGTGGCGTAAGACGAACTGATGTTGCCAGCGGTCGTGACGGAAATGGGACTAGACGCAGTGCCGCCAATGAAACCATTGTTCGACGCAACTGGGCCGGAGAAGGTAGTGCGAGCCATCGCATATTCCTCAAATTGCGCTTGCTGTCTGTGAGGTCAGTCCGCCAAGCCGGTCAGCAAGCAGGTTTGGAATCTTGGGACTTGCGTATTTATACACCCGCCAGAGAAAAAAGAAAAGGGGGCCGAAGCCCCCTTTTTCCCTACCGGATTAGGCTCCGGCAGAGCCCCAGATTCCGAGCGGATCGCTCCATCCAAAGCTGTAGCGCTCGCGGGCCTTGTAGCGCACGTTGCCGGTGTCGAAGTCACCATCCATCGAGGTGCCCATAGCGACACGCTCAAAGTGCTTCAGACCGTTGGGAACGTCCGTGGTCAGGAACCAGGCGTTAACGTCGGTCAAGAAGTGGTTGACGGTGAAGCCACCAGGGATCGCACCCATCTGCTTGATAGCGTTGATGTCGTTATCAGCAGTGGCCACGCGCAGTTCGGTGTCAAGCAGACGCTTGGCAACGAACATCAGGCTGGGCGGAATGACCAGCTTGACAGGCTTGGCGGCGATCAGCAGACCGCGTTCGTCCGTCCACGCGGCGATCTGGATCACAGCGTTTTCGAGCGAAGTCTCGTTCAGGTCAAC